GGTTGTATTTTTGACACTCTCTTTCTAAGATTGGTTTTGGATATCTTCTGTTATTTTGATTTGGCGCACCTGCTCTTTGAAGAATACCAGAAACTAAATATGTTCCGTTTTCTTCTTTTACAAGCTTTGCTTCAAAAAGATGCGTTTCTATCAATAATCCTTTATTCATATTAATCTTTCTTTCTTAATGCTGCTAAATCAGAACCTTCAATCTCACCATCCTTATCCACATCAATCTGCTTTTGCTTATCGGTTAGTTCTTCTGGTAATCCAGTTAATCTACCTTCTGATTTTGCTTTTGCAGCTTTATCTACTGCTTGGAAGAATTTTACTTTTTCAGCATCAGACATATCAGGAATAGATTTGCCTGTTTTATCTAACATATGTTTAAACAATTGTTGATAATCGCTTTCTTCTTTTACTACTTGCTTAATAAGCTCTTTTAATTGATTTATGTTCATTTTATTCCGATATTTGTCTGATTTTTTGGTCTAATTTTATTAATCTTTCCTTTATAGCATAAATATGGTGATTAGTTCTTTTCCAATAAGATTTATTATCTACACCACTTTCGTTTTTAATCTTACCATACCAATTAAGAAATCTTTCCATTTCTTTTAATTGCTTATTGATATTAGATATACCTCTACCTATTTTAGCTTGAGCAGATGATTCATCTTTTTTTAATTCCAACCAACGATTTTCATTAACAATATCATACCCGGTTAAATCTGCCATTTTTTTACCTTTCTTTTTTTCATCACCCTTTTTAGTAAATGCATGGGGTGTAGCATATCCTTGTACGTTACCGGTTACATTCATTTCATCAATCATTCTCTCTCTTACCATTTTACGAATGATTTCTTTAATCTTTTGGATATTCTCTTCTTTTTTATCAGGCAATCCTTTATGTTTTGTAGATGCGAAATCTTTTGCAGATTTTTTATCCATATCTGCTGCTACCTTTGCTACATCTGCGGATGCTGGCTTTTCACCTTTTTGTGCGGCGTGAACCATACCCATAAATCTTTGTTGTGCTTTACTTACTGCTGGCATTTTTTAGTTCGTTTAATAATTCATAGGTCATCATCATTGCTGATAAATGTTGCTCTTTAATTTTTTTAGCTGATTTAATTTTTTTAATGTTTGCTATTGTTTCAGCCAACTTAATTTTTGTAACTTTATCCGAAACTTTAGAACCAACGGATTTTAAACTTTCTATTAGTTTAGAAACTTCATTAGAAACATATTCATTTAACTTACCCGTATTATTAATATTATTGATATATTCTCTCAATAATCCTTTTTGTTCAGCTGTAAGGTTTTTGTATTTGTTATTAAATGATTCTACTAATAATTTATAAGATACTGCTCTTAAATCTTCATCTTGCTTTTTATATTCTTCTAAAACAGCATCTTTAATTTTTTGGTCTTTATTTTGTATAGATGTGTTGATAATATTTTCCGCAATTGTAAATCTAGAAGAAACGATATCTGTTGGTTCGTATTGTTCACCTGTAGTTGCTACTTCAAATAATTTGTAAATAGACGCTAATACTTTGTAATTAGATACTGGTGATTTTACAAATTCATCAATATTATATTTTTCTTTAATTTCTTTAATGAGGTTATATTTTTCCTTCATTAACTTTTTTTCATCTAATCTTTTTCTAGCTTCTAAAATTGTAGTTATGAATTGGTCTGCTTTAGATTCGGAATTATATTTTTCATTAATCAAATACTGATATAATTTTAATTCCTTTGATAATTCTTTCTTACCATTAAAATTTTCTTTTAAAATAGTTTCTGCTACAGATTTATTAGACGAAATTATTTCCGCCGTAATCTGTCTTACAAGCAATTCAAAGATAAAACCTGTATTTTTAAATTTCGAATGTTTAATTTTTTTCATCAATTGATATAATTAATCAGATATAAATATATTTTTCTATTGGTTTATTACTCTTTATCCAAATTCTCTGTCAAAATCTTCTTTTTTCCACCATTCATATCTTTAAAAACTTCAAAATATGAATTTTTTCTTGGTTTGTATTGAACAGAACCTTCTTTTTGTTTAAGAGTTTTAATTCCCAACGGGTCTCTACCCTCTGGATGGTCATCTTTACCATATCTAACCGGATCTTTTGGTCTACCTACACCTTCTTCTTCTAACTCTGCTTTTATTTTTGCAATTTCTTCTTCCACATTTGTAGGAGCTTCTGTTCCGGTTTCTTTTGCTGGGTCAACGCCTTGTGTTTCAATTGATGTTAAACGGAATTGTTGTTTTACATCTTCTAATACCTGTAATGTCATTTCATCTTGCTCATCTTTTGCCATTCCCATAATAGCTTCATACATCCAAGGTTTAGAAAACATTTTAGTTTGTTGCATCTGTTGAATTAACTGAACTTTTGCATTGTATAATTCAACTCTTTCTTGCTCATATATTTTTGATGGAATTGTAAGTTCCAAACTGAATGATGTCAATTTTTCATCTTGTATTCCTTGTGCATATAAGTGAACGATTGCAATCTTTGTTAATTCAGAAATCATTATTCTTTGGATTCTTTCTATGGTTTTTGCAAAACGTACATCCATTCCGGCTAAAGTTGCTTTACCATTTGTTTCCTCTTCATATCCTAAAAATGCTTTAGGAATTTGAAGAGCTGCCATTAACTTACCCTTTAAGTAGTTAATATCATCAATCATATTATACTCTAATCCTTTAAGAGTATCAATTGAAGTTCCACTATCACTACCACGAACTGGCATATAGTAGTCTTCAATAAGATTTTGTATGTTATATTTTAAGTTGTATTCTCCTGTTCTTTCATCAACAAACGGAACTTTTTTAGAATTGTTGATAATCTTTTGCATGTAATTATCTACCTCATTTGGTGGAATATTACCAACATCAATTTTGAATATTCTCTTTTCAGGTGCTCTCATTACTCTATGAATCAACATCGCGTCTTCCATAAGAGATAATTGTTTCCAAACTCGTCTACCACCTTCAATCATAGATTTACCATACGGCAAGAAGTTTGCATCACCATTTAAACGAAAGTGTGCAACTTCATAGTTTTCATATTCTTTCTTTGCTGTTTGTCCTACTGCATTGTATGGATTCTGATATGGTGCATATACGAATTTAACTCTCTGTGGATTAGTTGGGTCAAATCCTTCAATTCTACTCATCTCATAAGTAGACATTGGAAGTACATTTACAATACCCAATCCTTCTGCCATTTCTAATTGTAAATAGAAGTCGCCATACTTTACTAAATTACGAGTCCACATCCAAAGATTGTGTTCTATATTAAGAATATCGTAAAAAAGATTTTCAAGTATTTGTTTTATATTATCATCTTCGTGATGAATTTTTAAAACATTTCCAAATTCATTTCTAGCGGTACACTCATCTGCGTATGTATTAAGTGCAGCAGAAATAATTGGGTCCATATCCATTGAATCATAATCTCTAAAAAGGTCAATACGAACTTGTTGATATGCTAATCCGGACTCTACACCACCTGCATAGTTACTCACCTTTAATTTCATAAAACGGTCAACGAGATTTGTTGTCATTGACTGATATTCATCAGTATCAACAACTTTAACTCCTTTTGCCGTTTTACGAACTATGGTATTTGTTGAGAATAATTTCTGTAACCTACCAAATATTGATTTATCTGCCATTTATATAATATTTTTTTGAATATACGAAAAAAATCCGTAATTACCAAATTACCATTTACGGCAACTCCAATATCTTGCCTTATGTCTTGGACCTGGATTATCACAATTGTGTCTTGCTCTAAAACTTCTCCTTCTATCTGGGTTTGATTTTTTAATTCTCATGTTAGGGTCACCGAAATTCACCTTAACAACGTTTCCAGATGGATTTTTTACATATACTTTAAATTTCTTAACGTCACCTCTCATTGGTTTGCCTAATTGAACATCTCTACCCTGATATTCTGCTTCTAACAAACAAGGACAAGTTGCTTCGCTTAAACTTTTTGCGTACCCTCTCATAAAGGAAATAAAATCCTCCATATCCTCATCTTCCACATCATATTCATCGGGTTCTACACTACCATACTCCACTTCATCATCCGTATCTCTTAACTCTGGATTATCTCTAACTGGATCATGGGATTCTTTTTTTGGTACACAATTTGGAACTTCTCTTCCATCTTTTTTCTTTGTGCCAACCATTTCATATCCTTTCCAACAAGGATTATCCATTTCTTTTAGTGGTTGTAATTCTTTCAATGGTAATAAATCTATAAGTCTCATGTTAAAAATTTAATAGTTTCACTTTATAAATATAAAATTATCCCAATAACCAATGAAGATTCTCTTTTTCTCCTCTACCCATATCCATTTCATATGGATTTTTCTTTAAATGGTTTGCAGTATATACCGCTTCATGCTTACTAACATGTGCAGAACCTAACATTGCTTTAGTTAAATCTATACCTTCTTGTTTTAATCTTAATGCAGTATTTCTAACCCATAATCCAATTGCCAATGCCATTGTAAGGTCATCATTATAACCTTTCATAGCTTCTGCTCTACCTGCGTTCCAAATAAAAGTAAATAATTCATCTACCAATCTGCTTGAACGAATTAGGATTTCTTTTTCATTCATATAGGTATCTAATGCAGAAATGATAAGAGGTCTGGTTTTAATCGTTGTTGAAAATCCTGCAACCATTTTCTTTTCATCTCTATAATATTTGTTAGACATTTGTTTTTCAACATCAATATATTTTAAGTC